TACTCAGGAGGACCAGAAGTAGTTAACTTACCAGAACCTGAAGATCCTATACCTTTAGAAAAAGTTAGGGAGATAGAAGATCTAGGCTTCGGCCCAGACACTTTAGATTTACCTGAATTGCCTAAGATTGACTTAGATTTCGCAGAAGATTTAGCAGGAGACTTTTCTGCTGCAGATGAACTGTTAGGTAATATATCTTCTTCTATTGATGATTTACTTGCAACACAAGATCAAGTAACCGCTGAACAAGAAAACTTACTAGGTGAACAAGAAAAGAGGTTAAGGGAGATAGAAGAAAAACAAAAGGCACAAAACCGTAAGAATGCATTCATGGATATCATTAATGACCAGTCAACAGACGAAGGTAAACAAGCCCAAAGTATTACTGTTATGAGTAGTGGTGCTAAAAGAAGAAAAAAGAAACGAAGATTAGATCAAAGATACGATGTAGATAATGCAGGAAGATTATTTAGAAGTATTTTTAATAAGAATAAATGGAAAGACGATAAGGGTGTTATTTATGACTTTACTCCTAAGGAAGTAAGAGAATGGGCTAATGAATCTAAATTGAAGATCCGAATGAAATTTTATCTTACTTCTACACAGCTTTATGCTAAATGGACTAGAGATAATAAAAACTATTCCGGTAAAACAGTATTACGCAGAATTACAGCTGCCGATACGTCTAGTTCTAATGAAATACCAGATCCTTCTTATAACTATAATATTATTAAATTAACTTCTGCTGAACGCAGCATGGCTGGTACTCTACTCCGAGCAAGAGAACGTAGAAACCCTGAACTAAGAGGAATTATTCAAAAAATTTGGAAAGAGCAAAAACAAATATTTAGAGATAAGGTAGGAAGAGACCCTTCTGAACCATCCGAAATTAGAAACCAGGTTGAAGATAGGTACAATATGTGGAAAAGACTAAAATCTTCTAACCAAACCGGTAGATACAGTCAGAGAGGAAGAGGTAGAAACAGAAACACCAACGCTGCTCCCACTTATAACAGAAATAGTAGAAACAATAGGAAATATAGAGCTTAGTAAGTTTGTAGTTTAATCTTTTTTTACTATATTATATAAAAAGGTTATACAAGTGTTTTATATAGTAGAACAAGAAAGTAAATTAGAGAGCTTAGAAAAACTAGCTAGACTAGGATTATATGTAGATGTAATATCTACAAATGATCTATACCATCCTAAGCTTTGCTCCACAGTAGCAGTATACTTACGGCTGATTGGATCAGAACACGGATACATTATTCCTATCAACCACGATGAAGGTTTAAATGTTTCAAAAGACCGTGTCTACGAAATACTTTCTAAAGCTAGTAAACTATACACTCGTAATAAAAAAGAATTGCTCTACCACTTTAATTTACAGGGAGCCATAGATCTCTCTCTACTTTATTCAATGGTTAAGTTTAATAGGTTAGAGTATACTAAAGAAAGTAATACCCTAAATTACTTTTATAACAAATACAGAGATTTTGCTGATATCAACCAACTTATTCCAATATCAAAACTCTACGAATCCTGTAGTAAAGTGTACGACCAAATTAAAGGAGTAATAGACTATAAAATTCCTGAAAGTTTTGACTTTTATAATAAAACTGCTACTAATGTATTCTATTTATTAGAGCAACCCGGCTTAGGCGTTCATTATGATGACTACATAAAAATGTTTAAACCTAAAGACCCCGTATTCAACACTAATAACAACTCAGTATTAACTTCATATAACTTATATAATGCAACCTCTAGACCAACTAATGCTTTTAATAGCGTTAACTTCGCTGCTATTCCTAAATCTCCAGAACACCGGAAAAGTTTCAGACCTCAAAACGATATCTTTGTTGAGTTTGATTTTGACGGTTATCACCTGCGTTTATTATGCGATCAGATTGACTTTGAGCTAACTAGCGATTCTGCACACAAACAATTAGCTAAACATTACTTTGGAACCCAAGATATTACTGAAGAACAGTATCTAGAAGCAAAACAAATTAATTTTCAAGCAATTTACGGTAAAATACCTGAAGAACATAGGAATTTAGAAATATTTAAAAAAATTAGTGAGTTTATCAAAGAACTTTGGCGAGTATACGAAGAAGATGGTGAAGTCTTAGAACCTATCAGTGGAAAACCATTTGGTAAAGAGTTAAAAGACATGCATCCAGCAAAGCTTATGAATTATGTTATGCAATCTTTGGAAACTTCAAGAAATATTCTTATATTAAAAGAAGTACTGCGATATTTACAAAACAAAAAAACAAATGTAGTACTCTACACTTACGACTCTTTTCTTTTCGACTTTAGCAAAGAAGACGGTATAGAAACATTAGATGATATTAAGGAGATCTTAGAAGAGGGTGGAAAATACCCTATTAAATTTAAACACTCAAAAGATCTTTGTTTATAAACACGAAAGATATTTATATATGATACAAGAAGCTATCGTTAAGGGGTTTGATTATGACATCGACCCCATTTATTTAAATGAAGATATGAGCAACAAATTATTTTGTACCTTCGCTACACAAGATACTCTAGAAGGAGTTCTTGAAGAAGTTAAGGAGAGGTACAATATCATATATAATAAAATCTTTGTACTTTATTCAAAAAGTCAAGATGAATATATTTGTACTTATAATGTAGATTTCGGGAACGTAGGTTCCTTTTTAGAGAATACTATATTAGTGCATCGAAAAAAAGAGTCGAATACACTTTACACTATTAATGCACTTAATACCCTAATTAAGGAGCTAAATGGAGGAGTACTTGACACATCTTATAGAATTAACTGGCCAGATTACAAAAACTGCGTACTATTGACTAAAGGCCCAGAATTAAAAAGAGTCAATACTAAACTTTATAGGATTATAGAGTTGGAGAACTGAAAATAAGTTCTTATATTGTAGTAATAAACGTTATATTTTAAAATTAGTTATATGGATTTAAATGCTATTAAAGCAAAACTCGACACGTTAAACAGTAACGGTCAACAGAAAGAGAAAACAGATTATTCAAAGATTTTTTGGAAACCTGAATTGGGTAAACAGACTTTACGGATCGTACCGTCTGCCTTTGATCCTGCATTCCCGTTTAAGGAATTAAAATTTCACTATGGTGTAGGAAAGTACCCGATGGTAGCTTTATCGAATTTCGGTAAACAAGACCCAATTGAAGAGTTCGTAAAAGAACTTCGGAAAACAAACGATAAAGACAATTGGTCTCTATCAGGAAAACTTAACCCTAAGACAAGAGTATTTGCTCCTGTAATAGTAAGAGGTCAAGAAGAAAAAGGAGTTAGATTATGGGGCTTCGGTATTACAATCTATAAAGCATTACTTGCTTTAGCAGAGGATGAAGATATTGGTGACTTTACAGACGTTATTAATGGATGGGATATGGTAGTAGAGCAACAAGCTGGTAATCCTTACCCTGAAACTACTGTTCGTATTAAACCAAAACAAACACCTTTATCAGATAATAATGAATTAGTTGATATTTGGTTAAAATCACAACCTAATCCTACAGAAGTACATACTGAGTATGATTACGATTACATTAAAAAACAACTACAAGGTTATTTAAACCCTGGAGCTGAAGAAACTACTACAGCACCGGATAGTAATATCGATAAAACTCTGCCAGAAAGCTTAGGTCAACAGAAATCTGACTTTACTTTGGAAACAGCTACGGCTGGCAACAAAGACACAGTTAGTAAATTTGATGACTTATTTAATGAATAATGGCAAAAAAACAAGAGACACAAGAGAAAGCGGCAGCAGCTGTACGCAAATCATTCAACTTAGGTAACTTTAAAAAGAAGAAAGGCTTTGCAAATGCATCTGTAAAGTTTAAAGAGCAAGGGTGGATTCCACTTTCTAAAGCTTTTCAAGACATTACGTCTCTACCGGGCATACCTACAGGTCATATAACTCTTCTTAGAGGTCATAGTGATACAGGTAAAACTACTGCGTTATTAGAAGCAGCAGTAAATGCTCAAAAAGCAGGCATACTGCCTGTCTTCATCATATCAGAGATGAAATGGTCATGGGAACATGCGAAAGAAATGGGCCTGGAATTCGAAGAAGTAAAAGATGCTAACGGAGTAGTAACTGATTATGAAGGTTTCTTCTTATACGCAGATAGAGGTACATTAAATACTATAGAAGAAGTAGCCGTACATATGGCTGACTTAATAGATGAACAGACAAAAGGTAACTTACC